TTAGAAGGGAATCTCTGAGTCCGGATCATAACCTTCTGAAGCTGGAGATTTGGGCTCTTCTTTTATTGGCCACGACGGAGCACGTAAATCGGCATCGTTAAGAACTTTCGTCATAGCCTCGCCTGCTGCCCAATAATTTCCACCAGATTTTCGCTCTTCATGAATTGCAATGAACTCATCTATTCTAGGCCAAAGAACATCGAGCAAAGAACGTCGATAACCTTGCATTTTCTTTGACATATAGAAAAACGGCCAATGCTCTTTGCAAAAAGCAAGTCGTTGTTCTTCCTCATAAGTGGGGAAAAAGGCTGGTATCTCATACATACGCAGCGACCTTATTCCTTCACAAACATCCCAAAAATCCGACCAATTTTTGTCAGGATCAAAATCCTCACCCATAATTGTTTGCTTGGACGCGGCATCTACAATCGCCCTTTCCACAACCGTAGTAATTGTTTGGCCTTTTAAGCGTGAAATATATTCAAGAATAAAGCGCGTTTTAGGATCAAGCCGTATGGTCATTGATTCCGATTTAGTCGTTTTTCCAGCAGCTTTTGCCATTTTTCCCCTCAATCCACAACAGCATTACATGTAATGCAATTATAGTGCAATAGTGGCTTGACTTGTACGTAATGATGAATCATGTTGATGTAATGCAATTGCAATACATGAAAGGATTTTGCATGACGGTTAAAATTGACAGTGTAGACCTCATTTGGGGAGCTGAAGAGATAGCAAAACTAATAGGCCGTTCTCGCCGCTCAACATTCCACATGCTTGAAAAAGGAGAGTTGCCAGCAAAGCGAGTTGGTAGTCGATGGGTAGCTGAACGCGGCAAGCTAATCAGCTTCTTCTTAGAGGATGCAAAATGAAGCGCATAAAAATGGCCCGATCTAGCGCCAACTGGATCGAGCCTGTTCAAAATATTTAACCACCACGGAGAAACAAATGAACAAGACAGTCAATATCAATGAAATCACCAATGCCGCAACCACTGATGTTAAAAATCTAGAAGAGCAGATCGATAAACTTTGGGATAAAATCACGGATATGGAACGCCCGTTGGGGCGAGTATCAGATTTTATTATGTCGATGTACTGGATCACACAAAGCCAAAATGATGATGTGACTAGCCCTCTTACAACTATCGCTCTTACAGCAGAAGAACTTTGCAGACAGATCGAGGAACAACGAGGGGAATGCTTTAGTACGCTCCACGCGCTCAAGTTTGGCAAAAAGCAAACGGTAGCTGATGGGGTGTCAGCATGAGCGATTCATTCAACAGCAATGCAAAGCTAAACATATTAACATCAGCAGAAGTTCAAAACAGCATGGATACGCTACAGCGTATTCTATCACGCCCGATCCCGCGCAATGCTGAGCATTTTATACAAAGCTTAGCAGACCAACTGGCAACCAAAAGCAAGGACGCTTACCTCATTGATCTTGGTGAGCAGCTATCCAAAGCATATGAACAACAGGTGTTATTGGCTGAGGCAACGGACGATCAGTATAATCCAGCTTATGAGAAATCATGGGCGATTGTTTGCAAAATTGACAGCACGCCTGCCACAACGCTTGAAGGCTTGAAGGTTAAAGCGCAGGCACTTCAATGGCTTCGTGGCGGGGGCAATTACATCGACTGCATGGGTAGCGACACAACTGATATGCGGTTGATCGGTTCAATCCTTGATGGCCTTCATAAGATCGAGGTGCCAGCATGATTGTTATCGATTGTGAAATTTTGCAACGCTTAGATGCCAGCGCAAGTCATATTGATCCGTTCAATTGTGATGTTGGCCTTATGGCTCTTGTTGTCGATCTTGCCAATCACTTGCTTGGTGATCCTGATATAGAGCCGAATGGTGATGAACTTGATAGTTCTTTTGGCCATGATGAACGTGAACATTGTGCATCTGATGATGGTGATATCACTTGGAAAGAAACCCACGGTTTTGGCGATGTTCAAGATTGGGCTTATGACTATTCTAAGTGGAACACATGCACACCTTTAAGCGAGGTGTCAGCATGACAGGCATAGATCACCAACACACAGCAGAGATTGATGAGGCAGGCCGTTGGCTTGCTTCACTCAGCCCCTCAGAGAGCCAAGCACAAGCAGCGCTAAGGCAAATGTGCACACGGTTTAATCTTACCATACCGCAAGCATGTGAGGCCGTAGCACAAGCAGTTCAGATCAGACGCGAGGTGCGCTGATGGCTAATTGTCCAAAATGCAACAGCAACCGCGTCAAGAAAACTAACGTGCGTGAGCAATTGCGATTGTCCTGCCCTAGATGCGGCCCCCTTCCAAAAGCGGGGGGTGATAAATCAAGATGAGTAAATATAAGCGCAAAGGTAGATCGAAGTTTATCATGCTTGAAAAATGGTTTTATCAGAGCGAGGCATGGGCAGCAGCTTTGCCTAGTGAGAAGGCCGCATATCTAATATTTAAAGATATCTATATCGGAACTAATAACGGCGATTTGGATATCACAATTCGTCAGATGGCAGATGCAATTAATGTAGGCAAAAACGTCGCCAACAAAGCAATAAATGGATTGATCGAAAAAGGCTTTTTGGAAGTCACAAAGAGAAGTTCATTCCACGTTAAAAATAGGACTGCCACACTCTATCGTTTGACTGAATATGCATGTGATGTGAGCGGTAATCCTGCCACTAAAGCGTTCATGAAATGGCGATGCGAAGAAAAACAACAGTCCCGTATAGAGGACCAACAGTCCCGTGAGCGGGACAAGTGTTGCAAGAGTGACACTGTAAAACCCGCTAACAGTCCCGTGAGAGGGACCGTAGGCACGAATTATGACTTTTCACAGTACCGTGAGCAGGACACTTATATAGATATACCACAGGGGGTAATGGTAAATGAGCAAAGATAATCACCTTCCATTATTCAACTGGCAACCACCAGTAAAAATCATTCCCTTTCCTGCAAGCAAACAGATTGGAAAAGCCCGTCATGTTGCTGAGGTATTCATGAGGAAAGACACTCAAAGAGCACAACAATCTTATTGGGAACAAACTGAAAAGGGTTTTTCTCATAAATTGCTCAAAATTGGCATGTCAGATGAGGCTATCAAACAGGAACTAGAAGCCTTTGCCGCTCTTGTGCAGAAAGAGGTTGATATCTTGTGCCATCGGCAGGGAGCGCAGAAATGAGCACTGATCCGTTCAATGATGAGTTTTGGCCTATCTATCCACGCAAGGTTGCAAAGGCCAAAGCAAAGCGCATGTGGGCCAAGCAGATCAAAGCAGGCCATAAGCCTGAAACGATTATAGCAGGTCTCAAACGCCTATTGCCTGAATTAAAAGCCAGAAGACCAGAGTTTCAGCCGCATCCTGCATCTTGGCTCAATGATGAGCGATGGGATGATGAGCCGATGTTGGCACCCCACGGCTCACAGCAAATCACAAATCCACGAATGGCAGCAGCCAAACGAGTTTACGAAAGGCACATGAATAACGGTTCACTGAATGAGCGTGTCATGGAGGTTGATATTCATGAACCTAAGTCGCGCGCACAGAAGTTTCTAGATATGAACTTAGAACCTGTTCGCAGACCAAAAGGCCAACCCTCAGCCATCCAAATGATTTTGGCCCAACGTGCAAAGGAAAACAATTGAACGAAAACAAACCACCTTTAGACCGTTGGCGTTTCGATGAGCTTCTAAAAGACCTCAAAGAAATCACCCGATCAGAAATCATATGGGGACATAAGGCCATATCAAACCGGATCGGCACAAGTGAGGACTTTGTTCGCAAGCAGATCGCGCAGCATCCAAATTCACCCCTCAAGAAATTGGGGGGAAAGGTCTATGCGGTTGAACACGAATTGGTTGATTTTCTAAGGCAGCCGGACAAACCCGCTTAAACCCACTACAGCACGTTATTGCACGTTTAGGAATTATATCCTAAGTGCTATATTCTGTTTATGGCATTTTGGAACCGTAAACAGCCGATAGTCGAAGCTAAATCGACAGACCTCACACAGCCCGATGATTGGCTGAAAGAGGCATTCGGCATTTCTATTTCTGGCAACGGTATATCTGATGCTGATGCATTGACCGTTCCAGCCGTATCAAGCGCTATCAGATTGATCAGCGAAGCGGCGGCAAGTCTAAAGATAGAAATCGTTGCCACAGACGACAAGGGCATGGAAGCAGTCGATAAGACGCACCCGCTCAACCAATTGCTATCTGGCAGCGCCAATGATTGGACAGACAGCTTTTCGTTCATTCGTGATCTTATCTCACAGGCGCTGCAAAATGATGCAGGTGGCCTTGCATGGGTAAACCGTGTTGATGGTAAGCCTGCTGAAATCATCCATTATACGTCCGGCAATATCACTTGCGAATATGCAACGAGCGGAACACGCGAACCAAGCTATAAGCTGGCAAACCGCGCAGTACCTGCACGCGATATCATTCACTTAAAATCACCGTTTTCAAGATCGCCTCTATCACTTGCCAAGGATGCAATTGCTACCGCTAAGCTGATGGAAAAGCACGCTACCGGATTGTTCAAGAATGGAGCGCGTCCGAGTGGTGTCATTCAAAGCGTAGGTAATCTTGGTGAGACAGCTTTCAAAGCAATGAAGGCAGCTTGGCGTGCAGCTCATGAAGGGCCTGACAACGCTGGCAAGACGGCTTTCCTTTGGAATGGTGCAGTATTCCAGCCTTTAACGATGAACAGCACAGATGCTCAGTTCATAGAAAATCAAAAGTTTCAAATAATTCAAATTGCCCGTGCGTTCCGTGTCCCGCCTGCCATGCTCTATGAGCTTGATCGCGCAACATGGTCGAACAGCGAACAGCAAGGCCGTGAGTTTCTTGTTTATACATTAGAGCCTTGGCTGAGAGCACTGGAAGGCGCTTTGTCCCGTGCTTTGTTCACAGAAGATGAGCGCAAATCTTGGAGCATTCGCTTTGAGCGTGATGATCTAACCCGCGCCGATCTTGGAAGCCGTGCAACAGCTTATTCCAGCCTCATTGCATCCCGCGTTCTTAATCCAAATGAAGCGCGTCAATGGGAAGGCTTGCCTGCTTATGCCGAGGGCAATGCATTCGTAAATCCAAACATCGACACAAACAAACCGGAGCCATCTGATGGAACTGAATGATATTCTAGCAGGTAACATAGATCAGGATCGCGGCGTTTGGTTTGATATCGTTGATCCGGTCGCAGGTACACCTACAGGCATTCGCTTTCGTGTTGCTGGACCGGACAGTGAAACACAGCGCAAGGCACGTCTAGCGCTTGCTGATGAGCTTGCAGAGCTTGCCGATGAAAACGGCATAGTTAGTGCTGAGGGCCGTGAAAAGGCCCGTATTAACAGCTTAGCGCGTTGCGTGCTTGGTTTTGAGATCAAAGAGGCTGGCGAACCTATCCCGTTCAATCATTCCAATGTCGTGCGCGTTCTTAAAGCTGGCACATGGTTGCAGAGCCAAGTGGACAGCGCAGCAGGTGATCGCTCACTTTTTCGAGGTGATGCAGCATGACAATAGAACACGCTTTCTTTGAAACCAAGATGCTTGCCAATGATGATGGAACTATCACAGGCATGGCATGGCCTTTTGCTACACCGGATCGTGTTGGTGACTGGATAGAGAAAGGCGCATTTTCCAAAGCGAATTTGCCCCTTCCAATGCTGTTTGCACATGATCAGCAAGAGCCGCTTGGTGCATGGACCGGAGCCAAAGAAACCGATGAGGGCTTAGAACTCACTGGCAAATTGCTTGTAGGTGAAGTGAACCGCGCCCGTGAAGTCAGCGCCTTAATCAAGGCCGGAGCTATTCGAGGCTTATCAATCGGTTTCATCACAAAGAAAGCTTCACCCCGTGCAGGCGGTGGCAGAACAATCACAGACTTGGAACTTTTCGAGGCATCCCTTGTCTCAGTTCCCATGCACCAAGGTGCACAAATCAGATCAGCTAAATCGGGCATCGAAGCATTGCAGCTTGCCGAAGCCATTAACCGCGCAGCAGCGCAATTCGCAAAGAGGTAATCCAATGCGGCACTTCAATAAACTTGAACTAAAAGATGCAGAGCCTAATCCGGTCGATATCGTAACCAAAGCGCTTGATGATCTATCAAAGACCGTCGATGAGCGTTTGAAAACAGTCGAAGCTAAATCAACAGATGATGTTGAGACCAAAGCCCTTAAAGAGCGCTTGGATAAGATCGAAGCAAAGTCAAACCGTCCAGAAGGCAGTGACAAAGAGAACGGCGAAGTATCAGCCGAACTCAAAGCATTTGGCACATACCTACGTCATGGCGCTCAGGCACCCGTTGCAGAGCTTAAAGCTCTTGTAGTCGCAGATGATGAGCAAGGCGGCTATTTGGCACCTGCTGAGACTTCAACTGAGTTTATCCGTGATCTAGTCGAGTTTTCGCCTATCCGTTCAGTGGCAAGCGTTCGCAACATTGCTTCGCCATCTGTCAAATATCCAAAGCGTACTGGCATCACCAATGCGTCATGGGAAGGTGAGACTGAGGAATCAGAAGAAAGCGGCGTAACATTCGGTCAGGTCGAAGTGCCTGCACATAAGCTTATGACTTACGTTGATATTTCTAACGAGCTTTTAGCAGATAGCGGCGGCACTGCTGAGGCAGAAGTTCGCTTGGCACTGTCTGAGGACTTTGGACAGAAAGAAAGCCTTTCATTCGTCAACGGTTCAGGTGTCAAACAGCCTGAGGGCTTGATGACTAATGAGAGCATTGAAGAATACAAGAACGGCCATGCAACGGACCTCAAAGCCGATGCAATGATCAAGGCTATGTATGACATGCCTGCCATGTATCGCAACAACGCAACATGGATGATGAACGGCACAACTTTGGGTATCGTTCGCACGCTCAAAGATGGTGATGGTCGTTTTCTATGGCAACCAAGCTTCCAAGCTGGACAGCCTGCCACGATCCTTGGTCGCCCTGTTATCGAAGCCGTGGATATGCCTGATATCGAAGCGCAATCAACGCCGATCATGTTTGGTGACTTCTCAGCTTATCGGATCGTGGATCGCCTAGCGATGAGCGTGCTGGTTAACCCTTACATTCTGGCAACCAAAGGCATCACCCGCATTCACGCTACACGGCGCGTCGGCGGCAAGGTTCTACAGCCTGCACGTTTCCGCAAATTCAAGATGGCAACATAAGAGGATATCACTATGCGAGATATTGCAAACAACATTGGCCTTGTTCCAGCTATTGCACCTGCTGTCATTACAGCTACTACCACAGGCGCAGCACTGGACCTTAAAGGCTTTCAAAGCGCGGCTCTAATCATCAACACAGGCGCGATTGCAGGTGATGGTGATTACACAGCTAAGCTACAAGAGTCAGACACAACCACAAGCGGTGACTTTGCCGATGTGGTAGCAGAACACCTCATTGGTGAACTGCCTGCAACGCTTGAAGCTGATAGCGTAGTCAAGCAAGGCTACATTGGTCACAAGCGCTACCTACGCGCAATCATCACTAAAAATTCCGGCACGTCTATCGCTGCATCTGCTGCCCTTATCAAGGGCGATGCTGATGTGCGTCCGGTCGAGTAGCGGAGCCTAGATATGACGGTATCGCGGCCTATCGAAGATCCGAAAGTCACCTGCGCGGCTCCAACGGGATTTTGTGCGTTCAAGGTGGCAAAGGTCGTGCTTGATAGCGGTACTCCTTACGTGAAAGCAAGCAAGGCAGGGATGTTACGGCTACCCCTGCCAACCCTTCATGGGGTGAAATCATGCCTATGAAACCACCACGCATATGCGGATGCGGCTATGCCATTGCAGCAAACACTGAGTGTCCCTGCGAGGCTAAGAAAAGCAAAGAGCGTAAAGCACGTTCAGATAGCAAGCGGCCATCATCCAGCAAACGAGGCTATGACAGCACATGGCAAAAAGACCGTGCTGCATACCTAAAAGCACATCCTACATGCAGGCGTTGTGGAAGCCCTGCAACAGTAGTCGATCACATCATTCCGCATAAAGGGAACCAGAAGCTGTTTAAGGACCGCTCTAACTGGCAACCGCTATGCACCAACTGTCATTCAAGCGCCAAGCAAAAGGCTGAGCGCAAACTGGTAACGAGGTAAATCATGCCAATATTCGCAACAGCAGGTTCTAAACTATACATCGGCGGCGCTCTAAGCGACAAAGCAGCAGACTTTGTACTCGCTGATTTTAACAGTCAGGTATGGGTGGAAGTTGATCCACTCGAAAGCATTGGCTCTATGGGTGACAGCGCTCAAGAGATCACATTCGATGCTATTGGGCGCAACCGTACCCAAACACTCAAAGGCACACGCCGCGCACCTACAATGGAAGTCGTGGCAGGCTTAGACATGACGGACGCTGGTCAGATCGCACTGGTAGCAGCAGAAGCACAACCACATGACTATGCATTCAAAGTTGTATTCGATGATGCACCCGCAACTGGATCAGACCCAACACCCTCAGAGCGTTACTTCATTGCCAAGGTGATGAGTGCCACTGAGGAACTAGACAGCGCTAACAACGTCATGAAGCTCAACAGCAGCCTTGCAATCAATAGCAACCTAGTCCGCGTTAACGCTGCCACAGGTGACTAGGGGGGTGGTCTTAGACTTCCTGCCACCTAAAGGGACCGGCGGGGGAACCCTTTTACAACATTTGCAAGAAATAGGATTTTTTACCTATGGCAGCCGTAAGCATACAAGAGGCGCTTGATCACCTCAACTTAGACAGTGGCGAAACCAACGTCGTTGAACGCAAGATTGTGGCCGCTCAAGCGCATATTGAGAAGCTTCTAGGCTATACCTTTGCAGAGCATTTTGATGGTGATGAGAACACGCCTGAGGATTTGAAAGAGGCGGTCTTACAGCTTGTTGGTCACTGGTACGAAAACCGAGAGGCAACACTTGTCGGTGTCAGCGCTCAGGAACTTCCATTTTCAGTTTGGCAGATCGTTGCAGAAAACCGCGCGTGGAGTTTTTCATGACAAGTGATGGTGGTTTAAGCCGTTTTCAGAAGCGAATGAAAGCCGTTCCTAAGGCTGTCAGAGAGAATGTTAAACCTGCTTTGAACAAGTCCGGTCAAGAACTGGTGGCGACTATGCGAACTCTTGCTGAGGCTTCACGCGATTCAGGTGATCTGATTGATAGCATCCTGATGACAGAAGGCGGTCAGAAAACACCACCTTACTCGCAGCCCGGCGGTTCAACAATTGTTCCTGAACATGCAGTCGCTGTTACGGTTGGCAATTCAGACGTTCGCTATCCGCACCTTGTTGAGTATGGCAGCAAGAACGCACCCGCTCAGCCGTTCTTTTGGCCTGCTGTTCGCACCACAAAGAAGCGTATAACAGGACGTATCAAGCGGTCAATTTCCAAGGCTGTCAAAGATGAATGGGGAAGCCGATGAGTGCAGCCCTATCATTGCAGAAATCTATTCGTGCACGGCTTGTGGCAAAGACTGCAATCACTGACATTGTTCCAGCCGCTTCGATACTGGATAGGCATCAAACACCCGCGCCCGATCCGTCTATCATTATGGGTGAAGCTCAAACGCTTGATGAGGGTGATGATCTAAAGCGCCGATCTTTCCGCGTATATTCAACGCTTCATATTTGGATGAAAGAGCGTTCACTTGCTGGCACGAATGAGCTTTGCGGGTTGATCGTTGATGCTGTTTTAAATGGCCGCTTTCCTGAGCGTGATGGATGGCATTGCGTTGATCAGATGGTGTCTAACACCCGCTTGATGCGTGATCCTGATGGCGAAACAAGTCACGGCGTGGTGACAGTCGAAGCGCTTATGCGGAGGGCTTCATAATGCGTGCTGGCAAGCTTGATAAGGAAATTGCGTTGCAACGATCTACTGACACAGTGGACGATGCAGGCACACCTATCAGCGCATGGACTACCTATTCAGAACCACGTGCTCAGATAGTGCAGCAATCGACAGAAGAATTTATTGAGAACCAAGGCGCTGCTGAAGAAACATTGGTGATCTTTCGCACCCGCTTTATTGATGATGTGCTTAATTCTGATCGCGTTCTCTATGGTGGCAAGGCGCACAATATCCGAGAGCTTACAGAAATAGGCCGTAAGCGTGGTTTGGAAATCCGCACTGTCACAGTAACAGGAGCGGCAAGCTAATGCGTGGAACAAAGCCTCATTTGGTCGTGGATAATGGCGCAGTTGATAAATCACTGTCTGCCCCTTCATGGCTATCCTCAGAAGCAAAGAAAGAGTGGAAGCGCGTAATCGATCTTTTGGTTGAAAGACGCATTCTAACCCGCGCTGATCTGGCATCACTGGAAAACTATTGCATTGCAATCGGTCAAGTGCGCGATTGTGAGAAGCACCTGCAAGATCACGGCCATGTCATTGATGTTGATGGCAACATGAAGCGCAACCCGTCCACAGGCATTCAATCGGACGCTATGACGCGTGCACGCCTGCTTGCTGCTGAACTAGGCTTAACACCTGTCAGCCGATCACGGCCAAGCATAAGGGATCAAGAAGATGATGATTCCCTCTTGGATTGATGATGGTTCAGAAATTGAAGATCCGTTTGGCTATGGTGAAAGAGCCGTGCAATGGCTTCGCCGCTTAAAGCATCCTAAAAACCCCGCTAAAGGGCATCCTTTCCAGCTTGATGATTTTCAAGAGCGTATCATTCGCAAAGCCTATGGGCCGCGCAATGAGGATGGAACACGCATTGTCAGGCGCATTGTGCTTCTCTTGCCGCGTGGCAACCGCAAGACTTCTCTTTGTGCTGGCATCACATTGCTGCATTTAATAGGACCAGAGCGACAAGCAGGCAACCTTATTGTGTCAGCAGCCTCAGCCCATGAACAAGCCAAAGAGCTTTATGGCGAAACGGCATTGATTGTCGAAAGTGATCAGCGTTTATCTAAGCACCTGTCAGTCAGGGATTACATTTCACAGATCGCCTTTGCTAAGGATCGCAGCCGATATATTGCCGTTGCATCCGATGGAAAGACACAGCATGGCAAAACGCCAAATGTAGTGATTGCTGATGAGCTACACGTTTGGAATGGAGCGGCTGGATTGCGTCAATGGGAAGCGCTGGACAGTGCGCTCGTTAAAGTTCCTAACACGCTTATGGTGGTTGCTACCACAGCAGGACGCGGACAAGAAAACCTTGCTTGGAAAACCGTTTCTTATGCGATGAAAGTGCAGAAAGGTGAGATCGATGATCCGGCAACACTGCCTGTTATCTTTGCCTCAGATGCAGATGATGATTGGCAAGATGAGGAACTTTGGCACAAAGTAAATCCTGGACTAAAGCACGGCTATCCTGATCTTGCAGCGTTCAGAGACAAGGCGCTCAAAGCAAAACATTCGCCATCTGATAGAGATAGCTTTCTGCAATTCAACTTGAACAGGTGGCTGGATCAATCGACAAGCCCGTTCGTGGATATGACAGTTTACGATCAAGGCAAAGCGCATGTTGATCTTGATGATTTGGAAGCTGATCAAACACCATGCTTCATAGGCGTGGACTTATCCAAGAATGAAGATTTAACAGCAATCGTTGCTGCTTGGCCTGATGGCGAAGGCTATCAAGTGCACCCTTGGTTTTTCTGCCCCTCAGACAACCTCAGAGAGCGCGGTGATAAGCACGATGCGCCTTATACCGAATGGGCCGAACAAGATTTTATTGTGCCAACACAGGGAAATGTGGTGGATTTTCGTCATATCGAGGACCATTTACGCGAGTTATGTGCACGTTTTAACGTTCAAGAGATTGCTTTTGATCCGCATATGGGCCGCGTGATGATGGCTAGTTTGATGGATGATGGCTTTCCGGTAGTTGAAATGAGGCAGGGATGGGTGACAATGGCACCTGCTGTCAAAGAGCTTGAACGTGCAATCATTGCAAGACGGTTCAAGCATGGCGCTCATCCGGTTCTCAGATGGAACTTTGAGAACGTGGAAGTCGAAACCGATAAGGCTGGCAACCGCTCTTTTCACAAGGGCAAGTCTGGCAACAAGATCGATGGCGCTCAGGCTTGCGCTATGGCCGTTGCACGATGTGCAGCAGGCGAACAAGCCAATTCATATGACGCAGAATGGTTCAACCCCGAAGAAATGGGAGCCTTTTAATGGCACAAGATACAGAGCGTCTATTCGTTCAGCTTGAAGCACGTATAAACGACTTCGAGAAGCAAATGACGAAAGCTGAGCGCAAAGGCACGCAGACCTATAATAAGCTGCAAAGCGGATCACGCCGCGCTACCCGTCAAATGGAAGGTGATATGAATAGATCGATGCTTTCGATCAATCGCTCACTGGCAGCAGGCACAAAGGGCGCTGGATCGTTTCTAGGCGCGTTCACAAAGTCAGCCATAGGCGCAGCGCTTGGCGGCTTGCTTTCCGTTGGCGCTGCTATTTCAGGTGCAAAGAGTGCACTAGAAGATTTTGATAAGGTTGCCAAATCCGCAAAGCTTTCTGGCCTTGGAACTGATCTTTATCAATCGCTTGTGTTTGGTGCTGATCTAGCAGGCGTTGCCGTTGGTGATGTCGATAAGGCTATGCAATCTTTCAGGCGTAATTCAGCGCTTGCTGCAACCGATCAAGGCACGCTCTTCACTGTGCTTCAAAAGGTCAATCCTGAGCTACTAAAACAGATTCAGGCATCCGGCACGCAAGAGGAAAAGTTAAAGCTTGTCTCAAATGCACTTCAACAGGCTAAGTCAGAGACAGACCGCGTTGCAATAGCAACAGCAGCATTTGGGCGAAACGGTCAGGCGCTTATTCCTGTCCTACAAGGTGGCGCAACCGGACTTATGGAAATGGAGCGAGAGGCAAAAAACCTTGGCATTGTCATTGACCGTGACCTGCTTGCCCGATCAGAAGAACTCACAGACGAATTGTCGATCGCTTCCAAAGTGATGGATGTTGAATTTAAATCAGCACTCATTGATCTTGCACCCGTGCTTGTGGATATAGCCCGAATTGCTGGCAGCGTTGCAAGCGGTATCCGGTCGATCACAGATGCTATGCGCGGACTATCTGAGAAATCAACGCAATCCCTCAAAAGGCAATTGGATGGGCTGAATAAGAACATCGATGCAAGGAACAATCCGCAAGGCTTAACCTTTACAATGCCGGGCGCTCGTTCCGTTGATGATATGCAAGGCGAAGCCGATCAGATCATGAAAGAGTTAAAGCGCAGAACCTTGGAAGGAATGCGTCCGCAGCTTGAACAGCTTAAAGCACAAAATTCGCCAACCGATATTGGCACGATAGGCGGTGGATCATCTGACGGCCGTGGTGGTTCAACACGCAATGCGAGCGCTCAGGCAGCAATACGTGAAGCCGATGCGGTCAAGACGCTAATAGCCGAGCTACAAGCTGAATATGATGCTATTGGCATGACAGATACACAGCGCAAGGTGGCAGATGCACAACGTCGCGCTGGATCAGCAGCAACACAAGAACAATCAGCACAAATCGCAAATCTGGTCACAAAGATTGAGCAAGAGCGTGCAGCTATTGAAGCCAACAATGAGGCTATAGAGGCACGCCGTGAATCTATGCAGTACCTTTTTGAAGGCGGGTTGAGCGCATTGGAAAGCGTTGTGACTGGCGCAGATGATGCAGGCGAAGCATTTAAGCGGCTGGCATTGGATATAGCTAAAGCAGCAGCACAAGCAGCACTATTCAATAAAGGCCCACTAGCCGGATTGTTTGGCGGCGGTGGCTTCTCAGCCGTATCAGTTATAGGCTCAGGACTGGGCTTGTTCTCAAGTGGCGGTTATACTGGCAATGCTTCACGGGACACAGCAACTGGCATTGTTCATGGTCAAGAATTTGTTGCTAACGCTGCTGCTACTGCTAAGTTTAGGCCACAGCTTGAAGCAATGAATAAAGGCCATGCACCTGCAAACAGCAGTGCACAGCAATCTACCGTCAAGAATACATTTTCCCCTGTCTATAACATCGACAATCGAGGGGCATCTAACGAGGCCGTTGCACGCCTAGAAGGTGTTGTTGCCAAGATGAACCGCGACCTTCCAAAGAACGTCAACGCGATTAACCAAAGGCGCAACACGCGAGGGGTTTCTTACTAATGGCACCCTTATCGATAAAGTCACAACGCAGATTGAAAGCTCAGCTTGTAAAAGCATTGGAGCAACATTTACAATCAGGCGCTAAATCTAAAATACCTGAGGCAGGTGAATGGTTATGGTTTTTCTTTTGCCAGATCAGCAAATCGCGGACCTATCACGCGAATGGACCAAACCCGCTTCAATGGTCTGAAATAGAAGCGTGGATGCGTTTATACCGATGGCCTCTTGAAGCACATCATATCGACATTATCCGCGCACTTGATGAGACATGGATCAAGCATTCACGCTCAGATCAGCAAGCACCTTCACAGCAGATCAACACAGGCGCATTTGATGCGGTGTTTGGGTGATGGATATCGTTTCAGTTAGGAACGATATTATTCTTACTATTGAACATTATCATTCGCTGCATACCACTCTTCGCTGGTCGCTCTTAGGTCGTTCATTACGAGAAATGCAATTCTTGTTTGAATGTCGTCTAATGCCCCTTGAATTTGCCCTTGGTCCAATGGTGCAGCTCCCATTTGTATGTCCTCAGGCGTCAGTGGCGACAAATCGTGCTTGAGTGAGAAGGCAATAGCCGAAATCTCTGCAAGTTGCTTTAATATAGCGTCTAGCTCTTCGCCGTTAGCTGGTCTGTCATTGTCAGTCAT